GCAGCTTTACACGAAGGAATGCAAAGTGATAATAATGAAGATAACGTTAAGCAAGGTGCTTCAATGTATACGGAATTATTAAAACAAACTTTGGAAAAAATGCAAGATTTTGAACCAAATCCAAAACAATATTTGGAAATGTTGAAATCATATGCAGCTACTAAACAAAAAGATAGTTTAAATAAATTAACAGGTGGCGCATTAAATGAAAATATTTCGGATTCTAAAAAAGAAAATATACAACATTTTGTAGAATATGCAACCAATAGATTAAAGTTAAAAGAAACTCCAAATGTAACTTTAGTTGGTGGAAAAGAATATGGTAATGTAAAATCTTCATTGGGTGGTTATAGTCCTGAAGATAAATCAATATATGTTTCAACTGAAGGTAGATTAGCTGCTGATATTTTAAGAACTGTTGCACATGAAATGGTTCATAGAAAGCAAGATGAAATGGGATATATAAAAGATTCAGTACAAGATGGTGCAGATGGTTCTCCAATAGAAAACCAAGCGCATTCAATAGCGGGAATCTTAATGAGAGAATATGGTAGAATCAATAAACAAATCTATAATGAAGATATTAATATAGATGTTGATAAAGGTGATACTGTTTTGATGGGTAAATTCAAAAACAAAAAAGTAATAGCAAAAGATTTTGGAACGGATGACCACGGAATGCCAACAATCAATGGTAAAGTAGCAACTACATTTAGAATTGATAAAGAAGAAAAAAAATCAAATCCACAATCGGTATTTAATGAAGTTGGTTCAAACGATTGGCATTTTAAAGCAATTATGAAATTGTGGGATAAAGGTAGTTCATTTACACGAAAAAAAATTGGAGCAGTTATTTTAAAAAATCCAAACGCAACTAGAAATGATATAGCTAGAGAATTACGAAGTTATGGTTATATGGATGCAACCGATGCAACTGACCAATTAGGTTTGGACGAAAAAAAAAACCTAAAAGAAGTTAGTGTAAATACCGCACAAGATGGGCAACAAGATGGAGCATATATTCCAAAAGGTAAAGGTAGAGTATTGGATGGTAACGATGGTGTAAATAAATCCGATGATTGGTATTATAGTGGTGGATATATTCAAATGGATTTTCCCGTAGCTGACCAAATTTGGGGTGATGATGATGAAAATCAAACGGTAGTAAAATATTCAGCTAGAAATCTTCCGAGATTTGAAGAAGAACCAACTAAATTTTTAAAAGAAGATTCTTTAAAAGAACTTACACAAGGTTTATTCGCCGGTAAAATTAAAATAGGTGGACAGCCCGTAGATTTGGAAGTAGAATTGTTAGGAGCTGATAATAAAACAAAAGAATTCATTACAAAAATAATTTACATTGATAAAAAATATCAAAGTAAATTACCAATAGGTTCTACATTTAAAATTCCTGCAAGAATATTCAGAATGCCAGGCGGTGGGTGGCACAAAATCAAATCATCTGCATTTAAAGAATCCCTAAACGAAGGTGGAGCATATGGACATATGAGTCATCCATTTGATGATATGGATTTAACTTTTGGTGATTTAAAAAAAATTATCAAAGGAGCATTGACTGGTAATTTAGAATTGACAAGAGAAAAAACCGATGGACAAGCATTGGCAATCAGTTGGAAAAATGGTAGATTAATTGCAGCTAGAAATAAATCACACTTACAAAACGCTGGAGCAAGAGCAATGGGTATTGAAGATGTTGCATCAAAGTTTGGAGGACGAGGTGGATTAACCGATGCTTACAACTTTGCTATGAAAGATTTATCTGCAGCAATTAGTGGTTTATCCGATGCACAAAGAAAAAAGATATTCAATGAAGGAAAATGTTTTATGAATTTGGAAGTAATATGGCCAACTTCGGTAAATGTTATTCCTTACGGACAAGCATTATTAGTATTTCATAATACAACTTGTTATGATGAAAAAGGTTCTGCAATCGGAGCTGACCAATCAGCAGCAACTAAATTGGCAGGAATGATTAAGCAAGTGAACGCTGATGTTCAATCAAAGTATACAATACAAGGTCCACCTGTAACAGAACTACCTAAAAATGAGGAGTTAAGTTCAAAACAAACAAAATACCTCACTCAATTACAAAAGCTACAATTTGAGTTTCAATTATCCGATAAGGATGGTGTATCTGAATATCATCAAGCTTGGTGGGAAAACTTTATTAATAAAGATAAACCTAAATTACAAAAGCTAGAAAAAGAAGCATTGATAAGAAGATGGGCATTTGGTGATAAATCATTCCGTTTAAATACTATTGCTGATAAAGATGCACAAAAATGGGCAATAGAACACGATAAAGTAAATGTACAAAAACAACAAAAAGAAAATGTTAGACAATTTGAAGAAATATTTTTGGGTGTTGGAGCAGATGTTCTTTCATTTATGGGTTCAGTTTTAACAGCCAATCCAAATGCAGCTGTAGCAAATATGAAACAAAGATTAAAAGCTACCGCAGAAAAAGTTAGAGGTAGTGGTGACCCATCAAAGATTGCAAAATTAAAAATGGAATTAAGTAGATTAGCTAGTATTGGTGGTAAGGATAAGATAGTTCCAAACGAAGGTATTGTATTTGTTTATAAAGGAAACACTTATAAACTTACAGGTACTTTTGCACCACTTAATCAGATATTAGGTATTTTTTACGAATAAAAATTATATATATATACATATATACAAAGGTTATTAAATAAAGAATTATGGCAAAAAGAACAAGTTTTGAACAAAAGAATACAAACATTCACAAATCTCGTCAATTAGTAATTGATACGGTATTTGGAAGAACCGATGATAATCAAAACACATTTGGTTACGAAAAGGAAGCTGAACAAAAAAGAGAAGTTGGTGAAATTTGGATAGATGGTGATGGTAAAGAATGGGAACAAAAAGATGGTTTTAAAATAAATAAAACCAAAATGGATGATGTAAGAGCTTATTTAGATAAAATAAGCAATTGTTCATCTGAAAAATGTGAAACTATCAAATATTCAAAAGCTGACAAAAAGGCTATTGTTAAAACAGGACTATGTATAACTTGTTTAGCTAAATTTGAAACCGAATTAAAATTAGATGGTACATATCCATTTTATGAAGATTATAAAATAACATTAAATAAATTAGGATTCATTAGAGATTTAAAAGCTCAATATGAAGAAGCATTAACCGGAATTAAACAACAAATTGAAATGGTTAATGAAGATGGTACTATTAGTAAATGGCAATGGGATATCGATATAGATGTTGTTAAAGCTGATTTACAAAACGATATTGATTCTTCTTACGAAGCAATAGAATTATTATTGATTAGAAAGTTAGAATTAGAAAAGAAGTTACAGGAATTAAATCATCCAGAATTAATAAAAAACTAAATTATGAAAAAATTCTTAAACATTAAGAACATCGCAATTGCAGTATTAATAGCAATTATTTTATTAGAGTATTTTAACCCAGGTGGTAAAATGCCAGGCAGAACAATTCGTATTGAAGGAAAAAAATATGAAGTTATTAAACACGAAATTGATACAATTGATATTGTAAAAACTAAAGTAGTAACTAAAAAAGGTGAAGATATCTATCACGAAACAATTGTTGAGAAAGAAGTTCGTATTCCTGCAATAGTAGATACAGCGGCATTATTAAAAGATTATTATTCAAAAGTATTATACAAAGATGTATTAGTATTGCCTGATTCATTAGGAACTGTAGCTGTAACTGATACAATTTCACAAAACAAAATCTTAGGTAGAACTTTTAATGCAAGTGTTAAACAAAGAACTATTAAAGAAACCACAATCGTTAAAGAATTACCTAAAAATAAAGTATTCTACGGATTCGAAGGCGGATTTAACAAAGCAGATGTTGTATCGCATGTTGGTATGGGATTCATACTTAATACAAAATCGGATAAAATATATAACTTAGGTATTGGTGTTGCTAATAGAGTAACCGATGGTACAAATGGTGGATTTACTCCTTACATCAATGGTGGTGTATATTGGAAAATCCGTTTAAGAAAATAATATGGCAGTTCAAGGGAAACCAACGAAAAGTCTAAAAGAAATAATTGCTGAAGAATATCGTAAATGTGCGGCTGACCCCATTTACTTTATGAAAAAGTATTGTGTTATTCAACATCCGGTGAGGGGGAAAATTCCCTTTCACCTTTATCCTTTCCAGGAAGATTGTTTAACGGACTTTAAAGAAAATCGATTTAATATTATCCTTAAATCTCGTCAATTGGGCTTATCAACTCTTTCGGCAGGATTTATTCTTTGGAAAATGATATTCAATCAGGATTTCAATGCGTTGGTTATTGCAACAAAAGTTACAGTAGCTAAAAACCTTGTAGAAAAGGTTAGGGTTATGCACGATTTACTTCCTATATGGTTAAGAGATGGTGGAACGGCAGCAGCTGAAGATAATAAACTTTCCCTTAAATTAAAAAATGGTTCGCAAGTAAAAGCAATCGCATCTTCTCCAGATGCAGGACGTTCGGAAGCCTTATCACTATTGGTTGTGGATGAGGCTGCATTCATTAGAGATATCGATGAAATTTGGTTATCAGCACAATCAACTCTATCAACGGGTGGTTCTGCTATTATTCTTTCTACACCAAATGGTGTGGGTAACTTCTTCCATAAAACTTGGGTAGCAGGTGAGGCTGGGCAAAATGGTTTCAATTGTATTAATTTACATTGGACTGTACACCCTGAAAGAAATCAAGCGTGGAGAGATGAACAAACTCGTATTTTAGGAATTAAAGGAGCAGCACAAGAATGTGATTGCGACTTTATTGGTTCAGGTGATACCGTAATTGACCCGGCATTATTGACTTGGTATAAAGATACCTATGTTATGGAGCCGGTTGAGAAAAGGGGATTCGATGGTAATCTATGGGTTTGGGAATATCCGAATTACAATAGACAATATATGGTTGTAGCTGACGTTGCCCGAGGCGATGGAGCCGATTATTCAACTGCTCAAGTAATTGATATTGATGATTGTTCTCAAGTTGCAGAATATAAAGGCAAAGTTGATACTAAAGATTTTGGAAATTTTTTAACATCTTTAGCAACCGAATATAACAACGCTTTATTAGTTGTGGAAAATTCAAACGTAGGTTGGGCATGTATTCAGCAAATAATAGATAGACAATATGGTAATTTATTCTATATGAGTAATGACCTAAAGTATATAGATGTAGAAAAGCAAATGAGTAATAAATTTTATAGAGATGAAAAGCAAATGGTTGCCGGATTTTCTACTACATCTAAAACTCGTCCTCTTATTATATCAGCATTGGATACATATATGAATGAAAAAGATATTCTTATTCGTTCTCAACGTTTAATCGATGAATTGTTTACTTTTATTTGGCAGGGTGGTAGAGCAGAAGCAATGAAAGGGTATAATGATGACTTGACAATGGCATTAGCAATCGGACTTTGGGTTCGTAATACTGCACTTCGTTTAAGACAAGAAGGAATAGATTTGACGAAGAGCATGTTATCATCTACTCAAATAAAACAACATAATGGTGTGTATTCAACCGGCTATATGGGAAAGAATCCATATGAAATGGAAACGGGTAAAGGTGAGATTGAAAACTTAACTTGGTTACTTCGTTAATTTTTATATATTTATATGTTGAAACTATTAAAATAAATTAAAATGATAAAATTAGGCGGACTTGTAAACTTAGAACCATTGAAAGAAATGGATAATCCATGTTGGAAAGGTTATGAGATGGTTGGAACTAAGAAAAAAGATGGTAGAGAAGTACCAAATTGTGTTCCTGTAAAAGAAGCAGAAGAAAACGAACCAACCGAATATGATGTAGAAAACGGACAAGATATGAAAGAGTTCGTTCAGTTTATGAGAGAGTACACACAATATCTTGCAGAAGCAAATTGTAATTGTGTATATGAGGCTGAGTATCAGGGTAGAAAAGTTCAATTGGGCAAACCAATGCAAGGTGATGTTAAAAAATTCAAAGTATCTGTTAAGAACGATTAAGGTAATGTTGTTAAGGTAAACTTTGGTGACCCGAATATGAGAATTAAAAAATCTAATCC